AGAAGGTCCAGCTCGCGCTCGATGATGGGGCCGACAAACTCCGACTGCTGGCGACCCATCGTAGGCCCGAGCAGAGCGCCCTTCTCCTGCGCCCGCTGCATGACCTCGGTCGCCGTCATCACCCGCGGACTCTCCACGAGAATCTGGAACAGCGTGACGAGGAACGAATCGTTCACCGCCTTGCGCTTCTGGTCGGACATCTCCATGCCGATCGGCAGGTTGCCGCCCGTCATCAGGGGTTGAACCAACGGCGTACCGTCCTCTCGGAGGTAGCCGTAGTTCAGTGCATTGGGGCGTACCGAGAAAGCATTAAGGGCTCCCTCCTCGGACAGAATGAGCGGCGGGTCGACCATGCGGTGCGCCATCCGAAGCATGGTCTTTTCCATCTCCTGCAGTGACTTGATGTCGGCCAGAGCCTCCATCGCAGGAGAACGCCCATAAATCTCTCGCGGGCCGGTGACATACCGACCGACCGCATACGGCATCGTCCGGTAGCCACCCTCGACAAGCAGCGTCTGCCCCTCGCGGGCGACATACCTGGACATATACCGCATCCCATCGGGACCGGCCTTGCCAGACCTGTACTCGTCGTTCGGCTTCACGCAGTGGATGAACTCGAACAGATCGTTCGCCCGAGCGCCGTCCGCAGCCTTGATGCCTCGCGGGAGGTTATCCGCCCAGCCCGGCACCTGCATCGCTTGCCGCGCCGTCAACTGGAAGCAGCGGTACACCGTGTCCACCCGGCCCGTATGGTCGAGATCGATGACGATCTCGGACAGCGGGATGGCGCGATACCGCAGCGTCACGCCGGGAATCTCGTCAATGAAGAGCGCCGAGGTGCCAAACGCGCCAAGGCTCAGATAGCACTCGAACGCCTGACTCGCGAAGTTCGCGGTCGGCGCATATCGTTGCCGGAACAGCAGGTCACGCAGGGAATCGCACCAGCGCTGCACCTGCACATTGTCATCGAGGTCCGGGATGCCCGTATGCAGCCCGTGCCACATCTGGGTCGCGGGGGTCAGCATCGAGTCCATCGCCGCCGCGAACCGGGGCAGAGCACGTTGCGCAGTCGAGTCGAATATCTTCTCCGACCGCTTCTCGCCCGGAGTACGCTGACCGGTCATCTCGGCCATCGACGGCCAGACCCGCTCAGCGACCTCCTGCCAGTGCTGCTCCCACGTCCCACGCGCACCCTTGAGCCGGTCGTACCCCTGCAGAACGTCTTGTGCGCGTGAGTCCATCGTCACTCCCAAAGCAGGAAGTAGCCGTTCTCGAGCGCGAGATTGTCTCCGTTCTCGGCTACGAGGTTGCCGACAGGCTGGTCGTCACCCGTCCCGTCACGCCGCAGCGTGCGGTCGGCGGTCCGCTCCTGACTGCGCGGCCAAGTACGCATCAGAACCCCGGAGACGGGATACGAAGCGCCTGAGCGTAGACCGCTGTCGCCGTCGCGATGTTGGCGCGAATCTCACCAGCGCCCAGCTCGAAGATGCCACCGCCAGCCGCAGTCAGAGTCACATCCGCGCCGACATCCTGCGCGGTGCCGTTCGGCCCCTTGCACTGCAGTTTCACGGTGCCGCCGCCGAAGGTTGCCTCAACGCGGAACTCGCCGCGACCACCCGGCCATGCGAACCACGAGCCAGTCGCGCTGGCGTTGGATACGAGTGTGATAGCCGTCGCCATAGACTCTCCGTTAGGCCGCTACGGCCTTGATGACTGCGAAAGAAAGGACCACGGCCTCCGAGAGGTTGCCGGCGGTCTGACAGTTGAACAGGGTGATGGAGCAGGAACCCGCAGCTACCGCGCCAGCACTCACCAGGTACGCACCCGCCGTGCCGCCGCTCTTCACGCTCACCACCACCACATCGGTTGCCGCGATCGCGCTGTTCGTCAGCGTAAACGCTACCGGGGTCTGGTGCGCCAAGGTAGCCGCGTCCATCGTGATGGTGCCGCAAATCTTGTTGAGCGTGACGCCGGTTGCCTTGCTGGTGAGCTGCGTGACCACGCCACCCGCGCCGGTCGCATACCCCACCCCAGCAGTCGCCGAGTCGGACCGCGCCGCGTTCTTGAAGGTCACCGCGCCCGTAAGCGTCGATGCCCCCGTGACGGCGAGGGTACCAGCGGCCGTGACATCGCCCGCCTTCGTCACTTGGAACCGCGCTGCGCCACCAACCAGCAGGTTGATGAGCATCGAACCCGCGGCCGAGGCCGTGTCGGTCACGTCCATCTTGATGGCCGAGAAGGTCGTCGCGACGTTGTTCCATGTCTGGATGAGGTCGGCCACGGATGCGCCCGTCAGCACTTTGCCGGTCACCTTCTTCGTCTCGCCAGCGCTGGTGTCGACGATGGGCAGCACATCGACCGCCGAATCGACATCGATCTGGGCAAGAGAGTTAAACTGACTGATGCGCTTCGTAGCCATTAGCCGCCCAGAAGCTTGGTCGTCGCCACCCCACCAGCCTGCTGGGTGCTAGGCGTGGACATCATCGAGGCCGCTCGACCGCGACGCCGACGCAGGCGGGTTGACTCGATCTCGCGCTGCTTCGCCACGTCAGTTTCAGGCGGCGGGGGAGGTGCCTCAATCTTGGGCATCTTCGGTTTGAACAGACCAGACATAGACACCTCCGACTCGGTATTGGCGCGAGTCTATCCCAAGACGCTGTAATCTGCTACCGCCGCCCCAGCACGGGGCGCTCTGATCGTCCCACGGAACGGACGCCGACCCTTGGCAAGGTATCGCAGCGCGTCAGCATAGTGACTCGTCCAGTCGTGCAGCGGCCTGTCCTTGAACCGCTGGCCCTTCTCGTCGTACTCGCGCCGGTACTGCCGGATGGCGTCGATCGCCCGTGTCATCCGCGCCCGAGCATCATCCATCGTCTCGCCGGGGAACTGGTCGGGTGTGGCGTTCCATTCAACCACCGGCAGCATCTGGCGCACCGCCTGGATGCCATCGTCCACCGCGTCAGCATCAAGGATGCGGGGCTTGAGTCCGTACCCTGCCGCGGTCTCGAGGCGCGACTTGCCGCTACCCCATTCCTTCACCGCGCCATCGTGCGGCCAGATATGGTCGGCGTAGACGTAATCCATCGCGAGCAGCTTCTTGGCGTACCACTCGAGGCCGACGCCGGAGCCTTCCAGCACGTTGATGATGCGTATCTTGTGACCGACGAACTGGTAGAACCAGACCACCGTCGAGTCACCGATGCCGATGTCCCATGCCGTCCCGACCGGCTGGCCGATGATGTGCGGGTACGGCCCGATGCGCCCGCCCTGATCGGCCGAAGTGATAGCATCGCCAAAGTACGCGCCCGGGATGGCCGCATCGAAGTCGCAGTAGTACTCCTGCCGGATGATGGCCTCGGCTTCCTTCTCGCCGCGTTCGTTCTTGAGCTCCTTGCGCTCTCGCTGGATGGTGTCGAGCGGGATCGCCTTGGTGTCCTCGACCGTCAGCACCTGACCGAACCAGTCGGGGTCCTGCTGGGCGTACTCGACGAGCCGAGCAAAGTGATTGCGACCTCGAGGTGTCGAGATGAAGATGGCCCAGCCGTTGTTCTCCGCGAGGATGGGACGCAGGAACGCCCACGCATTGGGGTCGGCCATGGCGTACTCGGAGAACACCACGCCAACCGGAGGCGAGCCGACCAGCGAGTTGTAGTTATCCGAGCCGACTACCTGCCAGGTCGAGCCGTTCTTGAACCGGATGAACATGTCCTGTTCGCGGGTCGTCTCGCGCAGCTCGGCGGGGAATGCGTCGTCTATGCGCCGCCTGCCGGTGTGGGGGTTGACCGCATCCCAGATCGCTTTGCGCGACTGATTGGCCTGCGGGAGCATGTGCCAGATGCTACCCACCCGCATCATGGCCGAGACCGCCGCCCAGTGCAGGCTGATGTCGTCCTTGCCCGATCGTCGATGCCACGACAGCGCGAGCCGCTTGCACCCACCTTCCATCGCACCCCATGCGGCCATCTGGTACGGACGCGGGAGCCAGCCGTTGGCCGGGAGCTCGATGTCAGGCATCCGTCAGCCGCTTGACCGTGACCGTGAGACCGACATTCCCGCTGTGGTCGAGGTCGAGCTTGTCGCCGTAGCGCTTGGGCTTGAGCTTCGAGGCCACCCACTTGCGAGCGTCGACCATGATGCGCTTGTGGTTCGCGTCGATGTCGGGGTTGTCGGCGATTTCAACCAACTGGTCTGCGTGAGACTCAGCCTGAGCTTCCCGCGCGCGCGTGTATTTCTCCAAGAATCCCGGATGCTTAGACAGCCATCCGAACACGGTGGACATGGCTGGCATGTCGGCATCCTTACAGATGCGGTTGAGCGACTCCCCTATGGCGAGTCTTGAGCAGATGAGATCGACCACCTCATCGCCGTAGTCTGTGGGCCTTCCGGCTGGCATCACTTCTTCGGCATGAGCCTACGGGCTGCCGCCCCCTTGCCTGCCTTCTGAGCCGCTGTCCGAGCCGTGCTCAGAGCGATGGCGATCGCCTGCTTCTGCGGTCGACCGGCCTTCATCTCGGCCGAAATGTTCCGGCTAATGGACTTCTGGCTGTAGCCTTTCGTCAATGGCATTTCACTTCCCCTTGTTGCGCTTGCTAATCGCCGCTGCCTTGGACTTGGCGTCTTCCTTCGAGCTCGCGCCCCACGCCTTGAGAGCGAGGGCGAGGCGGGTCGGCTTGCCGCTGGCGTCCTTCATCGGCCCCGGCATACTGCCCATCCTGGCGAGGAAGGATGCCCGGCGAGGGTTGTCGCCTGACTTCACCGGTGCCTTGAGGTTCATCCCCTCGGCCTTCGCTGACCGGCGACCGGCCTCGTTCAGACCGCCCTTCGGGTTCTGTCCTGCCTTACGCTGCCATGCCGAGGTCTTCATACGATCTGTACATCTCCGGGTTCCCTTGGTCGGCCTCCGGGACCGCCTGGTACCGGTGCCGGTGCCGGTCCACCCAGCCCTGCGATCGCAACGCCGGTGCTCGCCCTGACCACGCGAGCCGCCCGAGCTGCAGCGCCGCCGAGCGATCCTCTTCCACCGCGCCGACGGAACGGGTCGAACCCTTCCCCCTCCTCGTCGGTGCCGTTGTCGCCGAGCAACTCTGCCTTCACTTGCGCTTCATTGCAGTCTTGACAGACTCTCTGAACGCCTTCGCGGTCGGCGCACCCTGCGAGCCGGGCTTGCGCATCTTCTCGCCGCTACCGGCCTTGATGCGCTCACGCTTGGCGTGGATGTTTGCGTACAAACCCGGCTTCATGCGGCCTCCTTCTCGTCAACACGGCGCACCTTCGCGCCACGGTAGAACTCGACCTTGGCCGGGGGCGGGGGCGGCTCCGGGTTGCACTCCAAACACCGCACCCACCCGCCCAGCCCGTCCGCAACCCATCCGCTGTTACCGCAGTTGAGACAGGTTGCGACAGAATCAGTCATGCCGCGAGTGTACCGCCAGACTACCGCTGCGGCAACTCGTTGCGAATCAAGGGCAATGCGTCCTCGAGGCGCATGACAACTAGCCACCCCTTGCCGTCACCCCGGCAGGCGACGACCGGGGTATCACCGGGGCCGGATGCCCGCACCGCCTGGTCGATCCACTCGTGGACCGCGATACCAGCCCGGCGCTTGACCTCCCACCTAAACCGACCGGTCGTGATGTCGTCGCCGCCGTCCCGTGCCTGTCCGATGTTCCGGCGCACCGCCCAGCCGAGCTGCTCACTCAGCAGGTTTGCCAGTTCCCGCTCACCAGCTGCGCCCTTACGTCTCTGACTTGCGCCCATGCTTCGCCCTCAGTTGGTGGTCGTAAATCTCAATCCCCCGCGTCATCGCGGCCCGGATCGTCGCCACACGGATGCCGAACTTACGCGCCAACTCCTTGTCGCCGGGGATAGCCCGCCGCGCCTCCCATACCTGCTTGATGAACTGGTACTGCTTAAACTTTATCTTGGGCGGTCTGCCTGTTCTCACGCCAGCGCCTCCACGATCGCCCAGCCCAGCAGCAGGATGCAGAAGCAGACGATGACGGCCTGCGTCAGCAGCTCGGCAAGCGCGGCCCACTTCTCCGG